TATGGTGATAGCAATCTTGCTACTTTGTCTGATGAAGATTGGAATAAGTTTATTGACTACAACATTCAAGACGTTAACCTTCTAGTTAGGTTAGAAGAAAAACTTCAATATTTTCCTCTTCTTAGAATGTTGTCTTATGTTGGGTTGACTACACTAGAAGGGGCTATGGGCACAATTCAGGTTATTAATGGCGCACTTTGTATTAGAGCTCGTAATAGAGGTGAAATTATTTCTACATTTGTTAGAAATGCTGATACAGGTAAAAATCCCGGTGCGTATGTAGCGGAACCTAAGTCCGGATTTAAGAATCATATTGTTTCTTTCGATGCAAACTCTCTGTATCCTAATGTAATGATATCTCTTAATACTTCCCCGGAAACTAAAGTAGGTAAGATTGAGAGAAGTACTAATGATAAGATAATAATACAGCATGTATCCGGTAAATTGTTTGAATTAGATAAACCAGCATTTGCAAAATTTCTAAAAACTGAAGACTGTGCTTTATCTAAAGCTGGATTTTTATTTTCACAGAAGAAAAGGGGCATTATTCCGGAATTCTTGGAATATTATTACAATAAGCGCGTTGTTATTAAAAAGGACTTATATAAAGCAAAACAAAAACTTAAAAAGCTAAAGAAAAATACATCTGAATATATTGATGCTAAGTATGAGGTCGAAAGACTTAATACATCGCAAATGGTTATTAAGATTCTTATTAACTCGTGTTATGGCTACATGGGAAATAAGCATGCCCCGATTGGTGATGATGATATTGCATCTTCAGTCACGTTGACTGGGCAAGCTGTTATTAAATACTCAAATGAGCTTATCAAGGAATTTATTAAAAACGAGGTACCAGATATCTCTGATAAGCAACTTGAGGATTGCATTATTTATAATGATACGGACTCATCCTATGTTTCTATTACTCCTCTTGTTAATAAGGGCTTAAATTTTTTAGATGGTGAAGATATTCACAAAGAAACATTTGATAAAATTCAACAAATTGAGGATCACTTAAATAAAGGGGTTAGTGAATGGGCTAAAAAGGCGCTCTTATCTAAAGATAATAGGTTTATTTTTAAGCGTGAATGTATAGCTGATGTGGGCGTGTTCTTGCAAAAGAAGCGGTACGTTATGCATATTTTGGATGATGAGGGTATTAAAGAAAATAAATTTAAATATACTGGTGTGGAGGTTGTTAGGACTACTATGCCTAATGCCATTAAGCCATACGCTAAGAAAATTATAGAAACAATGCTTAATACACAATCACTAGGTAAAACTAATGAATTGTT